GTGCGATTGGCGGCGGAGCGGCACCTCCGCGACTTGCAACGCCCGGATTTGGTTTGGGATTTGGCGCGGCTCCACCGATACCGCAAGGTTTGCGACGGGCTCGAGGCGGTGCTATCGCACTCGGGCGAGCCCTTCCGCTTGCTCGGGTGGCAAGCGTTTGCGTTTGGCTCGTTGCTTTGCTGGCGGTGGCGCGACACCCTCGAGCGGCGCTACAAGCTCGGGGTGGTGCAAGTCGCGCGGAAGAATGGCAAGAGTACCGGGGCGGCAACACTGTGCGCCGATGACTTGCTCGAGGGCGACGGCAAGCGTTGCATCATCGTGGCCAACACCATCGCCCAAGGCGAAGCAATCTACGGCGCGTTGCGGCAGATGATGAGGCGGCAAGATTTTGTGGGGCTCGATGCCGTCAAAAACACCGAGCGATTTGTGGGGTTGCCCGCCCGCGACAATCGGTGCTATCGCGTGGCGGCAAAAGAAAACACCCTCGACGGGCTCAACCCTTCGCTATGGTTGGGCGATGAGGCGGCTTGCTGGCGCGGGCGCTTCGTGACCAAGCTACTAACATCCACCCAGGCGCGTGCCGATGCGTACGGGCTCATCGTCTCGACGCCAAGCGAGGAAGGCGAGGCGGGCGTTTGGGATGACTTGATGCACCAAGGGCTCAGGGTGTTGCGTGGCGATGAGGTTGACGACTCGCGGTTTTTCCTGCCCTTTGGCATCGACGAAAACGACGACCCCGGAAACGAGGCGGTTTGGATCAAAGCCAATCCATCGCTCGGGCACACAATCAACCTCGAGACGTTGCGGCGGCAGTTTGCGAGCATGAGCCGCGAGCCGCTTACGTTGCAGGAGTGGATACGTTTTCACTGCGCGAGGCGTGCCAACACGGCGGCGGTGTGGCTCGACTTGGCCCAATGGGATTGCGGGGCGGGCGAGCTTCCGCCAATCGACGGGCGCGAGGTGTGGGGCGGGCTCGACTTGGCGAAGTCGGGGGATATGGCTTCGCTGATGCTCGCCTACCGCGAGGGCTCGCGGGTGTGCCTTTGGGGGCGGCATTGGTACCCCGAGGGCTTGCTCATCGAGCGCGAGCAAGCCATCGGGTTGCCGCTCCGCAAGTGGGTGGCGCAAGGGCTCGTGATTGCGAGCCCCGGGCGCACCATCGACCTAGACTTGATTCGCTCGGAGATTGCCGCACTACGCCAACGCTGCAACCTTGTGCAACTCGCGTTTGATCGGTGGGGCTCGCGGTACTTCGCGGAAAAGCTCGCCACCGAGGATGGCGTGCCGCTCATCAAACACGGGCAAGGGCTCGCCGACATGGCCCCCGCTTGCGCCGAGTTCAAACGGTTGTTTCACGGTGGGCAAGTGTGGCACGGCGGCAACCCCGTATTGCATGCGGCTTTACGGCACGCCAAGGTATGGCGCGACTCGCTCGGGAATGAGCGCCCGGTGAAGCGCTCCGACCGCTCGCTCATCGACCCGTTGCTAGCTGCCCTCATGGCGGTACACTGCCTCACGCTCAGTGGTGTGGACGCATCGCCCTACGCCAATTCCGGCTACGTTTGAAAGGCGGCTCACCGATGGCTCACGGATCACCGATGGTTGCGGGGTACGGTTGGGGTGGTGAGGGTTGGCTCCCGCCCGGGTGGCTCGTGGGCGTTGGTGGTTTGACGGTGCCCGTACCGGGCCCGGGCGATGTTGGCCCGATTGGTTGTATGACCATTCCCGCCGCCGCACGATGCGTGCGGCTCATCGCCTCGAGCGTGGCCAAGCTCGACTTGTGCGCGGTGGATGAGAAAGCGAAAACGCCCGCGCTCGAGCGATTCCTCCGCCGCCCCAACGAGTTGCAAAGTTGGCGCGTTTTCCGTCGCACCATCGAGGGCCACCGACAGCGCTACGGCAACGGGTTTGCCCGGGCGTTTCCCGAGCGTAGGGCCCCGGGCGAATTGCCCGAGCGGTTGGTTTCGGTGCTGCCCCAAGCGGTGCAGTTCATCGTTCCCGAGCGTGGCGAGGCGTACTACTCGGTGCGTGGCGAGCGCGTAGAGGTGGGCGATATGCTCCACCTCCGCGACGACTCCGAGGATGGTTTGTGGGGCGAAAGCAAGGTGAGCGCTGCGCGGCGGGTACTCGAGGTTGCCGCCCAAGCCGATGAGAGCGCCAAGGTTTCAATGCGCAACCTCGGCATCGCCAAGGTTGCCATTGAGCTTGCGGGGCGCGAGGATGGCAAAGAGCGGCAACAAGTTGCCGATGCGTACGTGGCCAATCACGCGGGCCCGGAAAACGCGGGCAAGCCAATCGTGGTGAGCGGCGGGGCCAAGGTGCATGCCCTCGATGTTGATTTCATTTCCGAGGCATGGATCAAGGCACGCTCGTGGGATGCGTTGCAGTGCGCCCGGGTGTGGGGCGTGCCGCCGCCGTTTGTTTCCGAGTTCTCTGGCACTGGCGGGTATGGCTCGCTCGAGGTGTTGGTGCGCATGCTGTGGGACCATTGCCTATCCGACATCGTGGGTGAGTGGGATGAGGAAATCAACCGCGTGGCGGTGGGGCCCTACGCCGATGCGGTGGTGTACCTCGATGCCGCCGATTTCATCCTCGGCACCGCGCAGGAAATCGCAGGGGCCGAGGCAACGTACGTGCGCGAGGGCATCAAGAGTGTTGATGAGGCGCGCGAAGCCATCGACTTGGAAGCGGCACCGCCCGGGCGCGGCGGCTTCCGCGAGGTAGCGATGAGCGGCGGCTCGAGCGGCGGCTCGGCTGAGGGTGGGCCGCTCCCGGGCGAGTCAACGCTCAAGCTCACAACGGCGGGCGTGGGGTAACCGATGGAAAGGCGACGGCTCAACACCTTTGCCAGTGGCGCAAGCTCGAGCCAATCGAGCGAGGCGGCAACGCTCGAGGGCTCCACGTTGCGTGGCTTGCTCGTGCCGTACGGCGTGCCCTCGCGCCCGATGCGCTCAAGCTCGGGGCTCAAGGTGGTTGAGACAATCGCCCCCGGGGCGATGGCGGAATCGGTGCGCGATCCCACCAACAACGTGCGGCTTTACCTCAACCACGTTTCCCACCTCTTGCTCGCCTCGAGCAAAGCGGGCACGCTCAGGCTCACCGATACGCCCCGGGGCGTCGAGTTCGTTGCCGAGCTTCCGCCCACGGTGTTGGGCCGCGAGGTGGTGGCGCTCATGCGGCGGGGCGACATTGACGGCGGCTTATCGTGGGGCATGCGCGTGCCGAGCGGTGGCGATGTTCTCACCACCGATGGCTCGGGCACCATCCGCCGATTGGTCAAGCGTGCGGCACTCTTTGAGGGCTCGGTACTCACCGAGGATGGAGCGTACGCTGCGGCTTTCGGGACACTCGACAACAACGGGCTTGGCGCGGTACGGTGCCGCCGCCAATCGTTGCGGCTGAAACTTCTCACTCACGGGGTACGCCAATGGCAGTGCTAGAAATGCGGGCGGCAAACAAATTCGCACAAGAGCAACACGAGCTAGATGCCCGCATGCGGGCCCTACTCGACAAGGCGGAGCAAGAGGGGCGCGGGCTCACCGATGCCGAAAACGGCGAGTATCGCAAGCTCGAGGATGCCCTCGACGCATCCATCGACAAGGCGCAAAAGGCGGCTCAACTCGCGGCGGCTCGGGAAAAGCTCGATGAGCGGCGGGCCCTCACGGCGAAGCTCGCCGAGGATGAGACGCGCAACCGCCGCAACCCGATGCAACTGCCCGCCCGCATGAGCGGGGGCCAGGGCGCGCAGGGTGGCGGGCGCGATGAGCGGCGCTCGCTCTCGCAGATGTACAACGAGGATGGTTGGCCCACGGCGATTGACTCGCCCGAGTACCGCTCGCTCTTTGCCGATGTGCTGCGGTGCCGCCGCAACGCTGAGAGCGTTCACGCCGACTTCCCCGAGTTGCGCACGCTCACGCTCGCAACTTCCAACGTGGCGGTGCCAACCATCATGGCCAACCGCATCGTTGAGATTCTTCAACCGCTCTCGCCTTTGTTCTCGTGGCTTCCGAAGATTCCCGCCCCGGAAATTGGAAGCGTGCCCGTCGAGACGGGCGCGGGTACCGCGGCGTGGGTGGCGGATGGCTCGGCGGTTTCGCTCGGTGACCCAAGCCAAACGCTCAAGCCGGTGAACATCAAGACGTTGGGCACGGGCGTGGCGGTGAGCCGCGCGACCATCGACGCCAACGCCTACCCGCTCGAGGAGTACCTCTCGCGGAAGCTCGCCACCCGCTTGCGCAACGGCTTTGAGCTTGGCGCGTTGCGTGGCACCAACACGGGCAACGAGCCAAACGGCTTGCTCACCGAGCTTGCCGCCAACTTCTCGAGCCAGATTTTCACGGGCGGTGCCGTGGGCTCGGTGGCGGCAAACGACTTCATTGATTGCGAGTGGAAGGTTTCCGCCGAGTACCGCACGGGCGCAAACCTCCGATGGCTCATTTCCGATGCCGCCCTCAAGGAAGTGCGCAAGCTCAAGGACACCACGGGCCAGTACCTTTGGAAGCTCGCCGATGCCGCCGATTTGCGGCTCGGGATTCCGGGCACCATCAACGGCTACCCGTACTTCATTTCGGGCTACTTCGAGGCGGCGGCAACAACCAAGATTCACTCGGTTCTCGGCAACTGGGATTATTTCGAGTGCCATATGCGCAACTCGATGGATTTGTTTGTTGACCCGTACACCTCATCGGCAAGCCGGGTGGTCAACTACTACGGTTGGATGCGGTGCCAATTCCTCTTGACCATCGGCACCGCTTTCGGCGCGATCAAGTACACCTAACCGCTCGGGCGTGGCGCTTCTTCTTCTCTCTTTGCTCGCTCGTCGCCCGGGGCGGTGGACCCCGGGCGGCGGGCGGAGAGGGCAACCAAATGCCAACCATCGTGCCCGTTTCGCTCTTGCGGCGTGCGTTGAAAGTCGAGCTTGCCGAGGATGACCCCGAGCTAGTGCGGCTCGAGGCGGTGGCAGTGGCCCACCTCGAGGCGGATACGGGGTACTCAATCGTGCAAGCCGACCGCGAGCATTGGCTACCCGGTTGGGTTGACGGTTGCATACCAACTACGCCGATCACCAACGTGGCGGCGGTCGAGTACCGCGACAACGAGGGCACGCTACAAACGCTGCCCGCCGCAAATTGGTACATCGAATATGGCTCGGGCCCGTTGGCCACCATCCGCTTTGTGGGCTCGCTGCCCGCATGCCGATACGGCTCGGTGCGTATCTCATTCACCTCCGGTTGGGCGGCGGGGCAACACCCCGCCAACGTGGTGCAAGCCATCGTTGCGTTGGTGGGCTTGCTCTTTGCCAACGTGAATGCGGCTCTACCGATCAACCTCGAGGGCAACCCCGCTTATGAGGGCATCCTCTCAACGCTGCGGTGCCGAGGGCCCCTCCGATGATTGAGCCCGGGGAAATGCGATACCGGGCGGTGTTCCTCCGCCACGATGGCACGCGCGACTCGAGCGGGCGTAAGGCGGCGGCGGGATGGCGCGAGGTGGGCTCGGCTCGCGTGGCCAGGCGCGACAACCCAACCGAGGCGAGGGTGAACGCGCTAGGCGTCGATGCGGTGGCAAGCTCCGAGCTTCGCATGCGGTGGAATCTCGCGGTGAGCTTCGCACTTTCAACCAACGACCGCGCGGAGCTTGGCGGGCAAACGTACGCCATCCTCGGGATTGAAAACCTCAACCAAGCCAACGCGGTGGCGGTGTTGACCATCACGAGCATTTCGGAATGAAACTGCCACCCGTTCAAACCTTGCTCTCGGCTCACGCCCCGCTCACCACGTTGGTGGGTAACCGTATTTCTTTGCTCTCGCGCATCATCAACGAGGAAACGCCGAGCGTGGTGCATTGGCTCGACTCGGCGGAATTCTCCGCCATCGACGGCTCGGAGATTTCCGCCGAGCTAAACCTCGGGTGCGTGAGCAACGACGACGAGCAAGCGGCGGAAATCATCGACCTATGCCGCGCGGCGGTGTGCGCTGGCGTGGGCGTCGATACTGACGGCGTAACCCTCATCGACGTTGTTGAGGGCACGCGGGGCTTTGAAATCAACATCGACGATGGCCAAGGCTCCGAGGTGAGCCTACCCGCGCACACTCTCACACTCACGCTCTACTATCGGGAGACGTAACAGCATGCCCGCTACAACCGCTTCATGGTTCAAATTCGACTCCGTGACGCTGCCCGCCGTGGCCCGGGTTGATCCCAACTTCATGCGTGCGTTGCATGATGAGACGGGCATCGGGCAGAATTCCGCCGAGTATTCCTCGGGTGTGTTCGAGGCGGAATTCACCGTCGAGTTGTATTTCCGCCCCGCGAATCACAACACCTTGCTTTCGGTGTTGGCGGCAAACGGCGGAGCGAAAGCCATCGAGATTGGCTTTGCCGCTTCGCAAGTCGCAAGCGGAAACGCTTTCATCGAGCGGGTATCGCCCGCCGTTCAAGTGCGCAATACGCTGATGATGCAAGCCACGTTTCGTGGTACTGGCTCATGGACGTTGGCGGCAACGGCAACGGGGGCTTGATGTTCTCACGATTCCTCCGGCTCATCGGGCGGGGCGGCGTGGTGGTGCCGCTCGTGAAGGTGCCCACGGTGTTGGGCGCGGTGTGGCTCCGCCGCCCCACGGTTGGCGATATGCTCGCCAACGCGCACGCCGAGGGCGGCTCGCTCGAGGCGGTGCGATTCATCGCCCGCCACGTATGCGATAGGCGGGGGCGACCGCTTTACCCCACGCTCGCCTCGCTCGATGAGATTGACGCGGAATTCTGCCAGCAAGTGCTAGGCGAAGTCGAAAGGCTCTACAAGGCGGCGGCAAACCCTCCGAAGCCGCACGGGCCATAGCTCGTGCGGCGAAGCTCGTTGGTTGCTCTCCGCTCTCGGTGAATGAGTGGCCCCTCGAGGTGCTAAACGCAGTGCTGATGGATGACGGCGCAACGTGCATGGCGGAGATAGAGCAACGGCTCGATGAGATTGACCAATGGCTTTCCGCCCCTACCTCAACCACCTCTCCCCACTGTCCGGCGGAAAGTTCCTCGGGCTCACCATAAATGTGCGCGTCAACGACCGCATGGCCAAGGCGTTGGCGAAGCGGTGGCAAGCCCTTGGCGATGATGTTCGGCGCGACATACTCAAGCGCGAGTTGAAACTGTGGGCCAAGGTGACGCGAGCCGCCATCGCCAAGCGCACGCCCAAGCGCACGGGTAGGCTCGCCCGCGACATTTCCGCCAAGTACCGCACGTACAAGGGCACGTTGGTGCATTGGGCGGCGGTGGGCGGCAAGCTCTTGCGGAAGCCCAGGGCGCGCGAGAAATTCGGAAACGACTACCTCGGGGCGGGTTGGCGGCTCCACTTCGTTACGGGCCCGGTGAAGCGGCACACTGGCCCGAGGGCCAAGTGGGTGAAGAAACAACACCGCAACCGCAAGCGTGGGCAACGCGGGCCCGTCAACCCGGGCAACTACATGGAAACCATCGCACGCACCACGCGCAAGATTGCGTTGGCGCGGATCAAGGCGGCGATGGAAAACGAGCTAAGGAAAATTGGACGATGAGCCGGCTCTCGCAAAACGTCGATATTTCCGCCAACGACAAAGGGCTACAAAGCGGGCTCAAGCGCGCCGAGCTTGAGCTTGAGGGTTTCCTCAAGCGGACTGGCCAAATGGGGGAGAAGTTCGCCAAGCTCCAAAATCTTGGGCGTATCGCCATCGGCGGTGCCATCGGAAAAATGATCCTCGAGGCACCTTTCGACGCCACGAGGCGCTACGGCGAGTGGATGGCGGGCGCTACCTCGAGGGCGGCGGGATCGCTCGCGGCGATGCGTGAGGGCAAGCTCGTGGGCGGCTTCACGCAAACGACCACCCCGGGCCATGCCGCCCTCTTGGGCGACTTGGCGGGCGAGTGGGAACGGGAGCGCTCGAGGCGGGCATCGGTGGGCGATTTGTTCGCGGGCGAGCTTGCGGCGGGGCGGCAAGGTGGTTGGTTCTCTGATTACGTCCACAATTTCAACCAAGGTTTCCGTGGCATCGCGGCATCGCTCCCGGTGTTCCTCAACAATCTCGACAAGGGATACACCAAGGCGGCTCGCCTCTCCGACTTGGCGAGCTACCAGGCGCAAGCCGATACCGATGCCGAGGCAAACTACTGGCTCGCCATGCGGGTGCGCGAGGGTGACCCCGGGGCGATTGCCCAAACCAACGCGCTGCGGAAAGCCATCATGGATGATGGCGGGGCATCGGCTCAAGCGGAAATGGTGAGGTTGCTGCGGCTCTCTTTGCAAGGGTTCTAACCGATGCCAAATAGCTACGCCCTCAAGTTGATTGATGAGCGCATGCAACGCCAAGGGCGCGACACCTCGGGCGTGCTGCGGGCATACATCGTGACAAAGACGAGCGGCGGCGCGCCCGTGGCGATTGACCCCGCCGCCGACTATGAGGAAATGCTCGCGGCGGGCACCATGCCGAGCCCGCTTTCGCCACTCGCGGGCGGCGGCTTCTCAACCTCCACGCTCCGCGAGACTATGCGCTTTCGGGGTGCCGAGCTATTCCGCCCGGGGCCACGGGCCCCGATTCACAAGTCGGCGTTGGTAATGCGGTGGGATACCGACTACATCGAGCGGCAAGTTTCTGGCGGCACCATCAAGCGGTTGTTGCCCTCGGGCATCCTCCGCGCGGGAGAGGTGAAGTACTCGGAATTCTGGCGGCTCAACTGGACCACCGACCCACCCACTAGCTCGGCGTTTCCCGATGTGGAAATCGCGGGCACCAAGGTTGACTTTGCAAAAGTGCCGATCAAGGGCGCGGTGCCTCAAGCCAACGTAGTTTTGTGGTGGCTCGTTGACACCATCCAAGTATCGCTCGCCACGCTCCACGCGGTTGCGAGCGAGCATGAGGGCCGTATCTCCAATGCCACTTTCGCGGGCTATACCGTTGGCTACTTGCTCTGCCAACAATTCGACATTTCCAAAGTACGCGATGAGTATGCGCTCGTGCAAATGCGTTGCCTGTATGACTCGCTCTACCACCACGAGCAAAAGCCACGGAATGAGACGGACGGGCGACCGAAGCAAACCTCGGGGCAAGCCAAGGAAGTGGTTTGGAATCGCCCGTTCTACCGCATGAGCGACTTCACCGACATAATCGGGGCCCCGGGCTCGGGCATCATCACGCAGGATCAATACGATTTGGCTTTGCTCGGGGAGCATGCGTAATGCAAGGGCTACGCGCTGCCATCATCGCGGGTAGGCGCTCGCACCAAAATCGGGTGCCCGAGGCAAAGGCGCAACGCCCCGAGTTCACCTCATGGCCCGATTTTCTCGTGTTGGTCAAGGTGATCGACTCGGTATCGCTCGGCTCTAACCGATGGCGGTACACGGGGCGCGAGGCGTGGGTGAAAAGCGATGAGACGTACGACGTTGCGGATGGTTACCGCGACTTCACCTTTACCAACCCCGCCGAGGGCGGCAACACCTCAACCACGTTGACCCCGGGCAACGTGGATGCCTCGAGCTTCCCGGGCACCTACGCGCTCAAGCCCCTCTCGGGGTACGGGTTGATTTGGCCCACCCGGGGCAACAACGGTGATTTGCGGTGGGTGTGGGTGTGCGGATGTTCCAACGTCGATGGAGCTTGCTGAAATGACCACTGAGACGCCACTACCGTACATGCTCTCGCACTCGTTCACGCAGGGTTGCGACTTTGAGATAACCGCCAACCTCGAGGTGGGCGGCGTGCCCGCCGACTTGACGGGGGCAACCTTTACGTGCCAACTCGTTGACTCGAGCGGGGCTTTGCAAGCGGAGATTGGCGACGGCATAACAAGTGCGGTGAACGGCGGCACCGTGGTATTCTGGCTCTCCGCCGCCGCAACCACCGCCCTTGTGGGCGATGAGTTCAAGCTCAACGCCACGGGCTTGATTGGCGGCAAGCTCTACCCGTTGTTCTCAATCTCGCTCGCCATGCTCCCGCCACTCACGGTGTAACCAATGACCACTCTGCAAATCCCCACCATCGAGCTAAACGGCGTGATAGTGCGGCTCGCCTTTCCGGGCCCGCTCGGATTCCTGCCCCTCGCGTTTCTGCAACTGCCCGGGCCCCCATACTTTGAGGGCTTCGTGGTGGGCGACGGCTCGAGCGGTGAGGCGCAGTATTTCAGCGTTTCCGCCCCGCTCAAGATTGCCTCGGGCTCGGGCGTAACGCTCGAGCTTGGCATCGGCGTGGGCACGCGAAACGCGAAGCTCGAGGTTGACCCGATGGCGTGGGCCGAGTTCGCCTTTCATGGCGGGCTCGTGGGCGCGCCGTGGCAAACCACGCGCACGGGTACCGCCAACATCAATAGCAACACCTCGGGGCTATCCGACTTGGACCACCAAGCCCCATTGCAAATCACCACGGGCACGGGCACCTCGGACTATGCGCGGCTCGCCCTCGGGCCAACGGACGGCTTCCAATTCGGAAGCGCGCGGGCTTTCCGGGCGTGCGCCGAGATACGTTTGCCCACCCTCTCCGATGGCACCAACACCTTTGAGTTGTGTTTCGGTTTCTCCGATGCCCCAAACGCGGTGGCGATTTCAACCAACGGCTTCCAACTCCGCTACACCCACGGCACCAACTCGGGCCAATTCTTTGCCGAGGTGAAGCGAGCCGGTTCGACAACCACGCTCAACGGCTCGGTGGCGGCGGTGGCGGGGCAGTGGCATCGGCTCGAGATTGAGACGGCGGCAACGGGCGTGGAATTCTTCATCGACGGCACCTCGCTAGGCGTTGTCGCGTGGGCCAACTTCCCCAAGGGCACGGCGCTGGCGTTCAAGGCGGGATTGTTCAAGACGGCGGGCACCTCCGCCCGCACTTGCGATGTGGTGCCCGTCAACGTGAAAATCCAGTGTGTGAGGTGAGGAGTTGCCCGTGGATCTGCAAGAGGTAAACGTCTCGCTCGCGGTTGCATGCTCGGCGTTTGGCTTTGTGTTCGGCGCTGGCGTGGCGGTGGGCGTATCGCGTCAACTATTCGGCCAAATCGGCTTGCGGCTTAGTGCGCTCGAGCAAGCGGTTACCGACAACAACAAGGGCTTGGCGGCACTCTCCGCCGAGCTAGCACGCATCGACGAGCGCACGCGGAGATTGACCGATGATGACTAACCGACGTATGCAACTGGCGGGTTGGTTTGTGTGGGCGGTGGCGGCGTTCATGCTCGCCTTTGGGGCGAGCTACGGGTGCCAGCAATCGCGCGAGGCGGCGGCAACATTCGTGGGGGCCCCGATGCCCTCGGAAATCGACGCCTCGAGGGCCAACTACCGCTTGGCCCTCGAGCGGCTAGGGGAAGCGGAGCGGCGGCTCGCCGATCTGCCCGCCGATGCCACGCCCGCCGAGCGGAAAGCCGCCGAGGGTGCCGTGGCTTCCGCCGAGGGCGACTACGCCAAGGCAACCGAGCAAGCCCTCGCGGTGCAATCCGAGACGGTGGCGGCGGTGGAAAGGCTCAAGGCGGGCGGGGCGGTGGTGGGCGACGGCATCGGATTGGCGAGCCCCGAGGCGGGGGCGGTGTGGCGGCTCGTGGCCAACTACGGTGCCGAGGCGTTGCTCGCCCTCTTGCTCGGTGGTGCCGCCATCCGCGAAAACCGCGTGAAGCGGCGGGCGATGGTCGAGCGCGACGGGGCTCGCCACGTACTTGAGACTACCGAGCGCATCGGCTTTGCCAACATCGCAACCAAGCCCGAGGCGAAAGCCGCCGCGCGGCTCGCGGTGCAACTCGAGCCCAGGGCGCACGCGGAGCTAGAGCGGGTGCGGGCCAAGGTTGCCAAGAGCTTGGCCAACGCGGTGAGTTGATGCCCAATCTCGCCCTACTTTGTTGCTGCGGTGCGAGCTGCGAGGCGTGCCTCTCAACGGGCACGTGCGCCTCGAGGTTGGGCCATAGCTCGGTTGTGTGTGATTGCACGCTCACCTTTGACGCTGGCTTTCCCGCCGCTTGCTTTGATTGCGACGGCAACCAAGTGTATAGCGGTGAGGATTCTTTCGACTTCGCCACCGATATTGGCTCGCTCACGCTCTATGCCACCACGAGCGGGGCATGCTCGTTGACTCGCTCGGTTGCCATTTTCGGCTCGCCGTGGGCGTGGTCGCCCGGGTGCGGCACCTATCCGGGCTCCGATCCATGCGAGACGGGCCAAACGCCAACAATCTGCCCGTGGTACTTGGTGGCGGTGTATTGCATCGAGACGCGCTCGGGGGCGTACGCCGAGGCGGCGGTAACGCTGCAACGCCCGAGTTGCTCGGGATTCGGCATCGAGCTTGGCACGGTGTACTATCGCAAGCCGATGGATGGAGACTGCCACGTACCGCTCGGCGAGTTCACGTACCACCGCGCCGAGTTCGCAACTACGTGGCTCGACACTTGCGGCGAAAGTTGCTCCCACCTCGCGTGGTACATCAACAACCTTGCCCCGGGCACGCTCACGCTTTCTTGAGCCCGTGGAGTGCATCCACCGCGTTGGCGGCGGGTGCGCCATCGGATTGCTAGGCGGCACGCCGAGCCCCGGGGCGTGCCGCTCGTGCCTCTCTGGGACAAACGGGTACCACCACGGGACAAACGGGTACCACCCGGGCGCGGTGGCGTTGACCATCAACGGCGGTGCCGCCCGGGCAAGGGCGGTGGTTGACCACGCCCGGGGCGTGGCCCTCGAGGGGCCCCGCCCCACCTCGGGGCGGGCGGCTTTCATCCTCGCGGCAACGCGGGCCCTCGGAGAGCTTTACGGCTCGGTGCCCTTCATCGCCTACCCCGAGGGGTGCCGAAAATGTGCCCGTTGCTCTCAAGCGGTTTGACCGATGAGCCGATCAATGTACAATCAACACAAACCGCCCCACTGAGGGGCAGAAAGGTACCACGATGGCAAAGAGAGCAAACACGGTGGCCCAGGCGCAGGAATCCGGCAACCCGCTTGATGGGCTTCCCACGGTGCTGCGGGTGCAAGTGGAATCTCTCGGGCTTGAAAGGCAACTCATCGCGCGTGGCGACTTGCTCGAGCGTGCGACGGCGGCGGCGATTCGCTCGAGCGACAGCATGCGCGAGGCGGGCGAGCCTATCCATGCCCACGAGGGTGCCCGGATCAACCTAGCGGTTGAGGTGGAGTGTGCGTACCGCGCGATGGTCCGCAAGTGCGGGGCCAGTGCCAAAGAGGCGATGGCGTTGGGCACTGGCTTTGAGGATGGCGTGCGCAACGGTTGGGCTTTGTGCATGGCTTATCTCGCGTGGCGACAGTACCGAGGCGTGCCCCTCGAGCTTCCCGGGGTGGCGGGCCCGGACGGCTTCGAGCGCCCCGTGCAAGGGGGTGCGGCGTGAATCGGAAAACGACCAAGGGCAAGCGGCTCGTGATTGAAACGGTGTACCTCGAGGATGGCAAAGAGCTTCGCTACCAAACGAGCCGCCCGAGCCCGCGCCACGCCGAGCTACGCCTCAACCACCCCGCATGCACCACCACGGGGTATCTAACGGACGTTGGCGGAATGACGGTTATGCACGTTGAGAGCGAGGAATCAAACGGGCGTTGGAAGCAAATCATGGAAAACCGCGAGCGCTCCGAGGCAACGCGGAAAATGCACCTTGCCGCCACCGAGGTGGTGTTGCGCAACGCCTTTGCGAGTGGGATAACGTGGGAAATCTCCGCCGCCATCGCCGAGCGGCGATTCGCCAAGTTCCGCTCGGGAAACTCGCCCGAGGATGCCACGGTGCCGCTTGATTTCCTTGAGCGTTGCATGGTCGCACTCGAGCGGGCGGGCGTGCGGAAAATCTAACGCTCTCGGGGCCCGGGCGGGCCAGTGTCGCCCGGGCCCTTTTGTCGATTGGAGGTAACGCGATGCGTGGAGCTAACCCGTTGGAACACTTGAGGATTTCCGCCACCGAGGGCAACGTGGTGGCAAGCTCGGTGGTGCGTGACGCCATCGCCTACGTTGACGCACTCTTGAGGGGCGACGGCTCCGCCGAGGGCATCCTCGAGGCGGTGCGGGCCCGCGATGCAACCGAGGTGGTGCTACCGCTCTTTGATGGAGGGCAACCCGATGCCACGTAACCGAGTGGGGCTCTACCCCGAGCCATTTGAGAAGTGGAAAACGCTGAGCGTTTCCGCCGAGGTGAAGCGCCAAATTGAGGCGTTGGCACCTCGGTTGGGGCTCTCACAAAATGAAACGGTGGGGTACGCCATGAGACTAGCAACCGCCCTAGTCTCGAGGCGTGAGCAACGTAAGGCGGAAAGAAAGGCTCAGGCTCATGGACGTTGACACAAAAACCCAAATCGTGCGGGCAGTGCGCGAAGCGGTAGAGGAATTCATCGTGAACGCAGAAACCATCGCCCTCGAGCGGAAGGGCTCGGGCAAGTTCGCCCGCACTCCCCGGGCCACGCGGGCATCGCTGGCCCTCGCGGTGGCGGTGCAACGCGATGAGGGCGGGCGCTTCGTCGGCTCCATCGACCACCGCGCTACATTCCCGCCCACCGATGTTGTCGGCTCGAGGGTGTTCGGCACCGAGGCGCCGATGCCCGAGCCCCAACCATCGGACCACGGGCAACCCGGGGGCCAGGGCGCTTAGCTATCACGATGGCGAAGCGGCGTACCAACGCGAGACGCGAGCCGAGGGCGGGCAACGCCATTTGCCCCTCTCGGCTCGCGTTGCTGCGGCTCCGCCAACGCGGGTGCCTCGAGGTGCAACTCGAGTGGTCCCTCAACGGGTGCCAAGCCACCACGAGCGATGAGAGCGGGCGGCGGTTTTCGGCGTGGGCGTTTGATGTGGCATCGGCGGTGGTGGCATTGAGCTACCAAGCGTGCGGAAAACTGGCATGAGCGAGCTAACAATCATCGTGCTATGCGGGCTCTTGCTCGTGGGCGTTTGCGTTGCGGTGAAATGCCACGCGGACCACCCCGAGGGTTTCTAAGGTGCCCGAAAAGAGAGCGAAGCGGGCCCCGAGCGTGGCCACGCCTTTTGGCGTGGTTACCCGCGATATGCTCGAGGCGTTTGAGCAAGCGGGCACGCCCGCAACGGCGCGGCTCGTGTTCCTCACGCTTTGCGCCTACGTTGACCACTCGAGCGGCTTGGCGTTTGTGAGCTTGCGGCGGCTCGCACTGGCGTGCGGCTTGGACGAGCGAGCGACCCGCTACGCGGTGCGGCACCTCGAGGGGTGCGGATTCCTTGCCCTCGAGCAAAGCGGCGGGCCCGCCCACGGCGGCGGCGGAGTGCCAAACGGTTGGCGGCTCCGATTCCGCTTGCCCGGTGAGCTTGACGCATGGCGGGGGGGTGGGGCATGGCCATGCCCCACGGGTGGGGCACCACCATGCCCCACGGTGGGGCACCACGGTGCAGGGGTTGGGGCACCACCATGCCCCACGGTGGGGCACCACGGTGCCCCCAATCAAGAGATACACTCAAGAGCGAGTAACCCACGGGCTCGCCCGGGCACGCTAGAGCGTGCCGAGCCCGTGGGGCCCGGTGAGACGTACCTCGAGCCGGAAGCCGCCCGGGCGATGCTGCGAGCCGCCCGGGCCCGATTGGAGAGCCCGCGATGATTCCGAGCCTACGCTCGCATTGGGATGGCCCGAGCGTGCCGCGACCGATCAAAGCCGATGATGCGGTGTACAACTCGCGGCGATGGAAGCGGCTGAGCCGCGAGCAACGCTCGAGGCATCCAACGTGCGCCGATTGCGGGGCCCTTGCCGAGCATGCCCACCACGAGCGTGAGGTACTGGCCAACCCCGAGCTTGCCCTCGAGCCCACCAACCTTGTGAGCCTTTGCCGTAAGTGCCACGCACTACGGCACTTAGGTGGGGGGGTCAATTTTGTGGCGGGGGGGGGCCCCGTACAT